GGTCAATGCGATAGACTTGTTTCTCGCGTAGATGTCTAGCAACCACAGTTGATAGATTATCAGCAGATTTATAATCGTGCCCAAAGGGTTTCTCAATAACAACACGCGAGAGTTCTGGGTTGTCGAGGAGTCCTGCTTCTTTGAGATTGATGATAGCATTCTCATATCGTTCTGGGGGTACGGATAAGAAGTAAGTTGAATCATCTGCATCTGGTAGATTTTTCAATGACTCTGGATTATCCAGATCAGTGCTAATCCAATCCAGACGATGGAGAAAGTCTTCGGGATATTCTCCTAAAGATTCCACCCAAGATTTCTTTGCAATCTCACGACGAGATGTCCCTACAATCACAAGATTACTTGGAAGTAAATCTTTCTGATGCAGTTTATACAGGGCAGGGATTAGTTTTTTCTTTGCCAGATCTCCAGTAGCACCAAAGATTACTATCTGGTAAGTAAGTATTTCAGTGTGCAGTTCCGTTTCCATCGTAGTCGTCCGAGTCATAGTAGTCATTCTCACCTTTTCGTATCCCGAAATATATCGTGGCCAATACAAAGGGTATTGCCATCCATTTGAGTGCTTCACCTAACATCATGTCCTCCAAACATTGCTCTCATACCATTCAGAATCTTGGACGCGAAAGCACCAAGACGGCGCGAGTTAAATCTCTCATACAAAGCAGTGCTGATGACAGGAGCGGGTACGCCAAGATCCACAGCAGCGTGAACCGTCCAACGACCCTCACCACTGTCTGATACTCCCCCATCGAATTTGCCAAGCTCTCTATCGCTCCGTAGAACATCAGCGGTAAGATCAAGTAACCAAGAACCAACCACGCTACCACGACGCCAAAGCTCAGCCACTTCAGCAACGTTAATGTCATAGCAATAATCGGCAGGGTTGTCCATTGGGGCGACTTCTGCATCTCCTGCTTTGACATACTTTGCACCTGCATTTGCTTCATGTAGAATATTGAATCCCTCGGCATATGCTTGCATCATGCCATACTCAACACCATTGTGAACCATCTTAACAAAGTGACCTGCGCCAGGACCACCACAATGCAACCAACCTTTCTCTGCTTGTGTTACCCAAGAGTTAGGTTTAGTCCTGGGGGCAGCATCAATTCCTGGGGCGAGGGCATTAAAAATGCTTTCACAAGAGGCGACCGCAGTATCTCCGCCACCAACCATAAGACAGTATCCACGGTCCAAACCGTAAACACCACCACTAGTACCACAGTCAATATACGCGATGCCAAGTTTTGCAAGGCGCTCGGCTCTTTTCCTACTGTCCTTAAAATTGCTATTGCCATGATCAATAATAATATCGCCTTCACTACAATATCGTAGTAACTCATCGATCGTTTCCTCCACTGTTTCTGCTGGCACAACCATCATAAAGATGCCTGGTTGAGGGAAGTGTAAAGTCTCTCCAGACTTCTCCCCATACAATTCTTTAGTCTTAACTACTTGAACAAGGCTTTCCACAGAAGTGGTATATCCACTGATATAACCCTTCTCATATTGCTCATTTGCTTTTTTAACATTGTTGCGATAACCATGAACTTCGTGTCCTGCTGCAATAAGACGGCGGGACATACCCTCACCCATCCTACCTAATCCAATCATTCCTACTTTCATTTGTCTTTAAATAAATCTTCTATTTGTTTACGGGCGTCTGACATTTTTTGTTTTTCACGCTCGGCATGTTTGTAACCATGTTTCCCGTGAAATATAAAATGTCCTTGACATATCATAGTTATGCCAAATAAGAACAGGGTAATTACCCCTGCCCACTCTACAATGTGATATTGAGCCATGGGAATACAGGGGGAATCACTCCGATAAGTCGAAGCAGACCTTCAGCAAAAAGTGCAAGAACAACCCAACCAACACACATACTAATAATCGAAGCATTCCGATTGTGACGACGTATGGCAGCATCGATCATCTCCTGTACTTTTTCTTCAGTTAATCTTTCAGGCGGTTCTACACCTTTCCCCCAGTTTTTAAACATCAAATCATCTCCATTGCTTTAAGTAATTCGTTACCATGTTTCAACTCGTCATTCAAGATCTCAAGGATCTTGTCATCATGCCCGTTGATAGCAAGATACTTTGCATACGTAGTCGCAGCATGTACCTCTACTTCGTATGACAGATGGTATGCAGAGCGAGGAGCCACCCAGTAATAAGCCACATTGACCCAATAGTAAATGAGAACGAGGTGTCTGGCAAAAGCGCGATCGATCCAATAACGATTACCGCCCCGACTTTCCATGTATTCCAGATGCTCTGTTTCATTTACTGTCTGTGCAAAGTGCTCCTTCATCAAGTATAGATGTTCTGGTCCTCTTAAACCTAAAGATTCTCTTAAATGTAGTACGCTCAAAAACGCAAAATAGGGTGCCCGAGCAATTTCCTCAAGCACCCAAAAACGTTGATAATCCCTTCCTCTATAGAGAAAGTCAATGATTGCTACAGTAAGAGATAACGTAACCTCATTGAATTTTTTCATCATTCGACATGCACAGTACCAATCATACCTGCACCTTTGTGAGGACCACACCAGTAAGTGTAGTCACCTGCTTCAGCAAAGGTCACATCAAACTCTTCACCAGGCAACATAGCAAGACCTTCGTGAGAGATTTCTGGATGATCCTCTACAACAACGTTATGAGGAGGAAGCATGTTATTAACAAAATGAACTGACTCACCAGCACTAATAGTGACTTCAGCAGGGTCAAAAACAAGATTGCCGTTGGAACCCATTTGAACGTCAACAGCCCATGCAGGCAGTGCCAAAAATAGTGTAGCTAAAAATGCAAAGAAAAACTTCATAGAAGTTTATGCAACTACACTATCTATCAGGTTCGGGTGCTTTAAGGTCTAGTTGAAGCCCTTTGTAACGTGGATTTGTTTTGACTTCCTGACTTACCATCTCTCCAAGTTCGTCAGCACACTGGCACCATTCTTGTCTGGCATCGTGTGCTCCTAGTGCTTTTTTTCTTTCAGGCGAAACCACTCCCTCCACAACGCGGCACACTCATCTGATTTTTTCTGGAGGTGTGGTTCCCTGTACATTCTCCTCTGGACAATATTCGTCCATATAAACTTGAAGTTTTTGTTTTAGATCATCATATTGTTCCCACATATATTCCGAACCTGTTCTCTCTTGGTATAGTTCACAGGCTTTGATGAGTCTATAGATGTCGGCGGTCTTAAATCTCATACCCATAGTATCAATGCTTACCTATTATAATTAGCAGTTCCAAGCACGCAATGATTTGTTTATGCGAGAATCAGGATCTTTCGCTGTTTTCTTGCTTGTGAGCTTGGATTTCATACCTTTCATTCTAGCGCAGAAGGATGCCCTCCTGGGATTTCCAACCTTCTTGCTTGGTGCTTTAAGGTCAGATCCTGGATTCTCTCTTTCGTAAGACTTTCGTCCTTTTTCGTTGAGTCCTCCTTTTTTGTTCTGTCCTTCTTTTCTGGTCCAGGCTGATTCGTTGAGCTCATGCCTTAACTGTTTGAACGACTTCATATTTATGCCTCCTTGATCAGGATACCTTCGCCAAAGACACCAGCATATGTTGAACCAGATAGTGTAGCAATCTGAAGTTCAATATCGGTCTTCTCGTCATACTTGAATGGGAAGTCCCTTTTGATATTCATTTGGTTCAAGTATGGAGTGTCAGCAACACGGAGGATCGTGCCGTTTGATAAGGTAACTTTGTTTCTGAATAGACCAGGCTTTGCTGCCGAAGCATCATTCATGAAAGCATCAATTCTAAAGAGATAGAACTGACAACCAGCAGGGACTGTATAAACAGATGCTTGGTTTCTGCCACGACCAGCAGTAATTCTGGCATGTGTTGTGGTTAGATAGTTGGCAGTGATATTTCCAGTAGCATTACCGCTAACAGTAATAAAATCGTTGATACGAAAGAAAGCGTTGGTTGTTACTGGTGGTGTAGCATCATTGATTGTGACAGTTTCAGCGATCTCTTCGTAGTTCTCATCAAGACCGATCAATCTAACTTGGACACCATCATCCGAAGTGTCGCCAACATCACTGGCAACAGTCATGTTCCTTCCTTGAGTTGGAAACAGATAATCTGTGGTGTCTGCCAACTCCCACAAAGTTCTAACTGTAGTTCCAGTTGATTGATTGAAACCAAAGATATTTCTTACTGATGCTCCACGAACCTTGCCTCTAGCAACGTTCAATCTGAAGTTCTCGTCCCAGTTGAAGTTAGACATTAGTTTCCGTAAGCGATTTTGGTAGCATACACATTAGTAACTGAAGTGCCAGATAAATCTTCAGCAAAGATTTCATTCCAAGAATCTTTAGCAATCGTTGCTCTCTCGCCAGTTGCCAAAGCAATCGATGGTTGATCGTTAGCAGCTTCTCCATTATCGATTCTAATCTGACATGGAGCACCAGAGTTATTCAATACTGACACTACAGTAGCCAGAGAAATATCAGATCCGATTACTGGAATTTCTACTAACGGAGTAATTGGTTTTAGGATCATGACTCTCCAGACTCTTCTTTCTTATTTATTTGTTTGAGCATTTTTTGAAGGTCTGCTGTACTACCCACAAATAGATTGTTCGTGGTGTTGTTAGTCTCACGCTTGGTAGGTGCCTCAAGATCTTTCATTTTCTTCTGTAGGTCAATCAGTTTGTCAGTGGTGTCTGCAACCTGCTTCATGGCGTTCACAGCGACTTCATACGCTCTTGGGTGCCCTGACTCCTGTGCGACCTCTAACGCCCCGTTGAGCGCCTCCTGACCCTTGTCTATGAGATTGTATAGTTGTGCTCTTGAATATTCGTAGTCTTTACTTTGATCATCCTTGTCCTCTTTCTTTGGAACAGGCTTGGATGGTTTAGATTCTTCGACTGGTTCAATGTCTGTAGTTTCAACTTCGATATCGAAGATATCTTCCATGTTCTTTTCAAATTCGTTCATAGCAATTCAATACCCTCGTTAAATCCAAAGTCATCTGTACTAATAACCAGTGCGTCGTCAGCAGCATCGATAACACCATCATTGTTTTTATCTTCCAATGCTTTTGGTGTGTATGTGAGTGCAACTGCACGCTTGTTCTGATCAGGATCTCCAATTGATTCGTATACAGTTGCCTTCTTGATAAGACCGCTGTTGCTGTAAGGACCGTAGATGTAAGACTTGGCGGTAAAGTTAAGAGTCCAAGTAATAAATCTTCGGTTTAAGAAGTCCCCATCCCAGTCATCTTCGTGGTTAATGCCATTGAGAATAATAGAGATGTCTTTCTTTTCATTCATATCACTGATCATATTGACAGTGATATTAAAGTTAGGTTGGAAGTATGGTAAGATCTGTTCAAGAATCTGTAGTCCATCATCTTGCGATTTAGAGATGATGCCAAGTTCAAACTCCATATTATATGGAACAGGAACATACTGCATCTTAATTTCAGTTCCGTCATCACTGATGACTGTTTTATATTTCTGTGTAGGCGCAGTCTTTCTCGCACCATCATAGTTAATACCAGTCATCTCAAAGTAGAGACGTGGTAGTGTAATAGCAACTTTCTTGTCAACGTCAGGATTCTGCTCAAGACGTGTCAAGAATTTATTCTTGGGACCATACGCCAAAGGAACTTTCTCGGCTTCAATCACGTCACCAGTTGACGGATCGTACTTCCTGACTTCAATGTTGTTGAATAGTGTACCGAAACCGATTACTGTTTTTCTAATCGCTTCGTTATAAAAATGTGGACCTAACATCAGAACTCACCAGTTACTTTACCATACTCACCGAATGGGTTCCTCTCGGTGAA